AGAATCTTAGTGACTAACGGAATCATTGTTTCGTTGATCAAGCGACCAAACGCAGAGCCAAGGTTTTGAGCCAGCTCCTTCATGCGCTCGACAATCTCAGTGGCAGAACGTGCCGACATATTGTCTGGTGGCAGCGACTCGTCAAGCAGGATGCGCTTAACGTTGGAACGCAGATCATTGATGACAATTTGAGATACGTTAAAGTCACCAGAGCGAGGCAATGGTTGCAGGGCAGGGCCTTGAGGGCCACCGTTTCTAGCCACCGGAATAATCGCACCAGGCAGAATCTTTACCGTATTAGGATTTAATACACCATCATCAGCTGCAGTGTAGACACCAGCAACTGCCAACGAGGCATTTTTGAGCAGCAGTTCAATGACCTTGTTTAAGGTTTTAATGTCAGGCAGTGCTGTCATCAATGGCCCACGGCCATAAATCTCGCCGGCTACCTTCATATAACGACTGATCACCCAAGGAGAATAATTCTGACGGCGGTATACCAGTTCTTCTTTTCCTTCTTTATAAAGAACGTGATAACAATAGTCGCCTCGATTAAAGTCAAAGATGGTTGCTTCAATTAACTCAATATCGTCTGTTGGCTTTTGATCTATTTTATTCTGCAGGTTAGGCGGTATTTTTGCATCAGGCCATTGTCTAATAATAGACTCGCCTTTGATACGCATACGCCGATAGACATTATCTACTTGGCCATTCGCGCCTTCTTCATAACAAACCAAAAATAGTGGAACAGGTACAAAGTTAATTGGGGACACATCGTCGCCAGGCTGCACCATCATGCAGGCAGTACCAACAGCTAAGTCAAGCAAGAACTCGCCAATAGCAATGTCAAAGTTAGACTGCCGCAAAATGGCGTACATCTTCTCGCTGTAAGCATCAAGAATTTCCTGCGCTCTTGCTTTCTGATCATCTGGTATTTGAATACCAGGTTCAAGCCTCGACCACTTGCGCTGCGGAGGGAAGACTACAGACTGCAGTTTGTTAGCAAAGCGTTGCGTCGAGTTGATTGCTGTTGAATCAAATACGCGCATCATCTTTCTGCTACCTGTGGTGCCGCCTTCCCATACACCATACAACTGGCGTTGGGGCAGGGCAAACTCATAGGCTTCTTGATAAAGCTGCTGGAATTCATCTTTTTTGCGCTGCGCTACTTCTTGGCGCTTTAAGATTTCTTCAGGCTTTAACCGTTTGCCTCCAACTGGCACCTTGTATTCCATTTAGTATTCCTATTTATCTCTAGCTGCTGCCATGTTGTCGATCAAATTAGGATAGGGTCTGCCAGCTTTTTGCGCTCTGCGCATAGCACTGCGTTTATCTGATCCACTCAATTGTTTTGATTTGCCTGCATCTTTTGGCCGGGGCTTATCCCATACTTCCTTTTCACCATAGTGATCTGGCATTACATGCCCCCCATTAATGGCCTAGATGATTTGCGACCAATGACATTTAAGCGCGATGCTTTTCTTTCGCCTAGATCACGCGAATATCCAGATTGCAATTCCTGTGATTGTTTTTTAAATGTGGTGTCATCAAAAGGTGCAATTACTGGAGCCTCTGGTCTTGATGGCGCTGATGGTGGTTTGTCAGAAAATGTTGGTACTGGATTATCTTTATATAAATCAAAGAACCTATCCTTAGTTCCTTTGGGTGGAGTCTCAGTAGAATACCCAGATGGAAGATTTTTAGTGCTTATTTTTTGCCCATTAATGTTCCATATTTGTTCAGCTGCACCTTTTAAAAGATCCAACTTTAATTGAAATGGAGCATCTACTTTTGTCTTTGCTTGAAAGTTAGAAAGCGAATCATTGAACTGATCGAGTTTAGTTTTGTAGTTTGATGATGCTTGCTCATACTGTGGATACAAAACATCTTGATAGTTTTTTACTGCCGCGTCATACGGAGCCATTAATTCATCACGCTGCTTTTGATAATCACCAAATGCTTTTTCGTATGCAGATGTAGTAGAACCAATATCTTTGCCGAACTGTTGCGACAGTCTGGTGAGGTCTGAGTTCTTGCGAACCATCATTCGCTTCTGGTATTGAGTGGCCATAGTTACACCATCATTCCAGAGCCAAGCTGCGTGGCCGATATACCAAGTTCAGGTGTCATGCGTTCTTGCGACAGCAATGATCTGCGACCACCTCTAGTACGTGCCTTTAATGCAGATGCTTCTGCCGCAGCTGCCTTGCGACGCTCTTCATCTGCAGCGGCTTGCACTTCTTTTGCCTTGGTATCCATTGCCAGTTTGTTTTCACCGTATTGCAACTGCTGAGCTGCAAACTGTTGCTTGGCAAGATCAGCCTGCTGCTGAAGAGACGCACCTTGCTTTGCATACTCAGCTGTTTGATTTGCTAATTCTGAGCGCATTGCAGCAGCTTCGGATGATTGTTGGAGCAACGCTTTCTTTTGCTGCTTCTCAGCTTCGTTACGAGCTTTACGACCTTCGCTAGCTCCATAAAGTGAAGTCCCAATAATTGCTGCAGTAACGGCCCAAATCATAATCAATCTCCTTTAATTTGCAATGTTCCTAAATGCTTATCAAGCGCCTCAAAGTCAGGTGCAATAATTTCAGCTTCAATTTTTTCTAGATCAGTTTCGTCTGTTGGATGTACGTTGATCATGACTAAGTCTTGATGCACATAAATCACGCGCTTAGCACCAGGCTTTGCTACAAACGTGCATGGAGCTGTAAATCGCTGCACACCTTCGTCTGTCAATATAGATGCTTCACCTTGAGCAATGATGACTACATGCTCAGTCTTATGAATCTTGCCAACAATCACAGCGCCAGCTGGGGCATCCATTTGACCAACGTAAACACCTGGAGCAAAGGTATGCTGTCGAGGCATTTCAACCTGCGGCATCTTTTGCACAAACTCTTGAATGTCCATAATCTGCTTACGCACTGATGGCGACTGAAAAGCATTAAGCAATTCAAGACCAGGCTCTGTAATCACTAGATCATCCATATTTGCTGGGATTTTATTGAGTTTCATTAGAGGGACAATCCGTCATATTGCTAGCAGCAACATCAACCAAAGACATCAAAGTCAGTTTTAGCCACAGTCTGCTCTGCTAGTTTCCCGCCCAACTGGTGTTGCCTAGTCATCCGGTTGTATTCACCACCACCCAGCATCAAGTAGCCGAACGAATCACCGATGTGCGAATGTTCGTTCTTGTTTGGCGCGTCTCTGAAACGCTCTTGACCCGCACCAACCGCTACACGCTTGAAGTGATAGCCACCGGCCAAGGATTTGCGCAGCAGCTTGCAGGAACGGTTGACGATTAACCCAGGCTTACCCATGATTAAACGCTGCATAGGAGCAGCAGAGGCTTCTCGACGTACCTTAAAGTCGTTTGATGCTGTTGGCTGCGCACGCAGGCCAAGAGTCTTTAGGTAATCAAACGCTGTAACCTCATAAATAGCGTCTCTTTGCATACCAGCAGGATCACCCCAGACCAATACTTGATGATTTGGGTAGAGCTGGTTTAGTTCAGCTAGTAACTGGGTGCCAAAACGCTCTAAGCCCATAGAGAAGGTAACAATCTCATGGTGAATCACCCATCGACCATTGTTTAAACGCTGACCAATGGTGGCAGCAGGGGTCAATCCAAAGTCCAGACCCACTTGAATTGGTACATTGGGGTCAAGTTCTGTGTCGCCAGACATGGTTGAGTCGTCATATTCAGGCCAGACAGGTCTACCTTCTTGCACATAGGTATATTCACCAGCGGCGTAGCAGCGAATCCAATCCAGATTTTTGCCTAAGAGCATTTGCTGATAATAGCCACTAGGCAGGTTATTAATATTTTCTGCTTTAGGGTTTACCTTCCACCAATGGCCTGCACTAAAGATATGATCATTTGCTTCTGGGTTATCTGGCAGCTCTTCAGGCAGCACTGTTACTACGCCGCCTGGCTGCTTCCAAAACTTCCAAGCATAGGCACCTGTCATCTTTTCTTTTTCGGCTAACTTATACCAATAGTGATCATCATCCATTGGGTTAGTGTCCATCCAAAGCCCATGCCAAGTCGCGCCACCATCGCGCTGTGTAGGATAGCGG